CTACTTCATCAAAGGAATGCCTAATGCATACCACACAAATCCCAACGGACAACGTATTTCATCCAATGACCTCAAGGATGGATTCATATCGCATCGTTCATCAACATGGCAAGGCATTCCTTCAGAGTAACCCTGTTTAACTAGTTCTTCTTCAGATTTTCTACACCATTCTTTCAGAGCACAGGAACGCTTTCCTCCAATTAACATATTACCTATATGTTTGATAGGCTGCATAAATTCTACATCCCAGGATTTGTTATTTGCGCTCAAAGGATATTTGTTGTACTCATTCTGATTGTTTCGAAGTAGCGGGGTTCCCAACTTGAAAAACAAATTGGAAAAAGACGAACTGGCATCCAATAGATTGTTGCATTTTAGCAAATCAAGTATAAAATAGGGATGATTATTCCTTAAATCCCAAGCTACGTCATATGCATTGTCGATCCATGTTCTATAAGAAGCAAAGGCTTTGGGATCTTTCAACACCCCTTTAAAATGATGGCGTGTTTTTTCGCGGATTTCAGAGTAAGAAGATAAATAATTATGATTCTTCAAATAATAGTCATAAATATCTTCGGGACAAACAGGCAAAGGAACCTCCTTATTTCTGATTCTTGCCAGATATGAAACGAATTGAGCACCTGGTACTGAACACATTAAAGACACATCACACAAAGCAATGATATTTAGTTTGTTTTTGGCAAACTCCGGTGAATATAGTTCGGCAATCATCTCTGCAATATGATATGGATGAATGGGATGAGAACCCTCTGATTCCGGAAATAATACCCTTTGGCACAACGAAGCCATGCTTTCCATAATATGCAAAGCACCAAATTGAAAGGTTTTACCGGCATCTGTGGTAACTAAACACTGAGGAATTTCAGTAATAGATGGATCTGTCACCAAATATTCCGGCACACGAATACTTTGATTGACACATTGAGTAATAGCAGAAAAAGGAAAATTAGCTACGCTTCCCCATCCGTTGTTCAACAGATAGCGATTAGTAAATACATTTGTACTGTTGTCCAATGAAACAGAGCCAGAAATTCCATCCTTTTCCTCCATGGCCTTTTTGCCTAACGACAAAAAAGACTCAAAGTACACATACGCATTGTAACAACCGAATGAAGTCGTTATGTCCTGTATGAAATGGATCCACTCGTGAAAGAATGTGCCCAACTCTTTTTTAGAAAGTTTATGCAAGACTACTGCCTTATCCGTATTGACATAGATTTCCAGGAAATTTGGATAATAGGTTCCCATTATTTCCTGAAGTATCAGTGAAGGATTATCCATGATATGAATGAGTGTTTATATTTATCTTTAATTTGATTCAAAGGTTGGTTATTTCACCTTGTATATATGACAAATTATACCGGTCAAAGAAACTGCAAATATAACCGTTTTTATTTGAATATAGTCTTTGAGAAAGCATTATACTACGCCATGGAGATAATATATTGGCCTGAGACTACCTAATTGAATAAATGCTTATACGGATTCTATAATAAAACAGGTGAAATAGTATTTGCACTCATGTTGAAGGAATTACATAGGGTTGCTATATATTGGATAAGCTTGTCTTGACTTAAGACTATTAGAATTAAAATCCGTATTTTGGGAACAATAATTGCACTATTTACGTATATTACTGTATCTTTGAGAACGATTTTCTTTGCTGTAAGTACGCAAATTTGTATCTTTGCAGAAAAGTACATTACTCATGAATACCGAAATATTACGAATTATAGAAGGAGGGTTGACTAATGACAAACGGAAAGTCATCAGCTACTCCAATAGACTTGCAGATAGATTGAGCCAAGAGGGTGATCCCGTTTTTGCTGCTTGTATCAGAAAAAAAATAGAAGATACCAACGTACGCCCCAGTGTGGTTGCGGATGCCCTAAGAAATGCCCCTTTGGATCTGGATAGCAGGCTTCAGATAGTTGAAGTTATCCCACCTGCCGAAAGTGTAAACAAAATTATTTTGAATTCTCTGACTCAATCCCAAATAGAAGAATTTGTCAACATTGTACGCAACTCATCTAAATTAGAGGTACAAGGGCTGGATATTCCAAAAACTCTTATACTCTACGGACAACCCGGTTGTGGAAAAACAAGTATAGCTCATTATATAAGCAATCAAACAGGGCTTCCGTTGATATTGGCCCGGCTTGACAGCTTGGTTTCCTCTTTGTTGGGAAGCACAGCCAAAAATATCAGAAAAATTTTTGATTATGCCGGAGAGTTTCCAAGTATCTTGTTTTTAGATGAATTTGATGCTATAGCAAAGGCGCGTGATGACCAGAAAGAAATTGGAGAATTAAAGAGAGTTATCAACAGTTTGTTGCAAAACATGGATGCAATGCCTAAACATTGCGTTCTCATAGCTGCAACAAATCATCCTGAATTATTAGACAGAGCAGTCTGGCGCCGTTTCCTGCAAAAGGTCGAGGTAAAAATGCCTAAAGGCAAAGAACTTGTTGACTTAATTCGTCTATTTTGCGGTGAAGACCAGGATAAGATTGCCGATCTGATACTCAATACAAAAGGGATGATAAATCTGTTTGAAGAAATATCTCCTTCTGATATGAAGAACCTTTTTGACCGGGCTAAAGTTAAGGGTATTTTAGAGGGGCAAAATGACTTATCCATATCTCATCTTCTTTTTAGCATTTATGAATTACAAAATGGTGAAAAATCAGAGGATGAATTCATCCTTTATTTAAAGTCAAAAGGACTAACGCAAAGAGCAATAAATGAATTGACGGGCATTAGTCTTCGTAAAATCAAAAGTTTAACCGCTAATAAATAAATCATATGGCTAAAACACTTCCTATTCAGCTTGTAAAAACTCGTAAAAATCAGGATGAGTTCTTAAAAGAAGCCGGAGGCTCAAATGATCTCCCCAAATGGGCTACAGAACAAGTCATTCGAGAGAATTCAGTTCGACTTGTCAATGCGCTAGATAATATCAGCTCACATTTCGAAAATCGACACCCCCATAATTGTCAGTTGCCTTTATTGATAAAAGCCAAACTCAATGAACATGCAACGGCTAAATCATACCGTCCGAATGTTCGAGCGCTCCTTAACCGGAAACGTAAACACAATGTAATTGGCATTTCAGGGTTTCGGGATATTTTGTTTAAGTTGGATGGGAATGACGACATTAAAGCAATAAAAGATGATATAGCTTCTGTGCAGAATCATACATCTTCAAAAGATAAACTCATTGGTGTGGCTGCTATAGAAGAATTATCTATTTACACTTGCGATGTTAATATTGATGAGTTAAGCGACAAACTTCTTAAAATTCAGCTAGTTGATTATAAAGATGCGAACCTCAATACCCTGTCAGAACAGTTGCTCTTGAAACTTGGCAAGGATTTGGCATGTAATATAATAAAGGCAAATTATGCGGAGGGGTTGAGAATATTTAGAATAGAAAGTCCATCTGCAGATTCTATACGGCAAATAGCTACGCTTGATAGCGTAATTTCCATAAAAGAAATGCCTTATTACGAACTGGTTGCCGCCCCCAATCCGTTTCAAGCGGAAGTGGAGCTGGCAAAACCCATCGAAGGGGAAAAATATCCTATCTTAGGCATTCTTGATTCCGGAGTGGAAAAGTCTGACTATTTATCATCATGGAGTCTTGAGGAGGAAGACAATATTGCAGGATTAGATGAATTGGATATAAATCGGAACCATGGCACAATGGTAACGAGTGTGGCGGTTTATGGAGACATACTGGAGAATACTAATTGTACCGGTTGCGGACCCTTGAAATATGTCAGCAACATAGTGAATTCAGACAGAGAGGGAATACGGATTTCTGAAGATGAACTGATTATGTATATCAGAGAAGCTGTGCAGAAACACCCCGAGATAAAGATCTGGAATCTTTCTCAAGGCTCACAAACGGAAGTATCAGACTTTATATTTTCTGATTTTGCCATTGCATTGGATGACATTCAAAAGAAAAACGATGTTTTGATTTGCAAATCAGCCGGAAACAGTCACAATCTGGGTCGTATTACTTTGGGAGCTGAATCATTATTGGCATTGACAGTCGGGTCTGTATGTAATAAAGGTACGCATCCTGAAGATTTGGATGAAGGGATGCATTCTCCCTTTTCCCGAATAGGATATGGTCCGGAAAAATTAATCAAGCCGGAAGTCGTACATTATGGCGGTAATATAAAAACAGGCGTTAAGGTTTTGACGGGTGCAGACATTCAGCATACAGCATTTGGCACAAGTTTTTCTACTCCAAGGATTTCATCGTTAGCAGCTCATCTTGTCCACAGACTTGATGGAACTTTTGATCCGACTTTGGTAAAAGCTTTAATTGTTCATAATGCCAACTATCCATCAGTAGTAGATAAAAACACTTCAGAATATACCCGAATCTATGGTTTTGGCTTGCCTTCAACCATAGATGAGATGTTAAACAATGACGAAGATGAATTTACGATGGTTTGGCAACCTGATTTCAATGAAGGTACAGATTTTCAAGTGATTGATTTCCCTTTCCCAAACTCTTTAATAGACGAAAACGGCTATTTTTATGGCATAGTAACGGTGACAGTTGTTACTGATCCTGTATTAAAAGGAGGAGAGGGCAATGAATATTGTCAGACGGATATTGATGTGAAAATCGGACCGATTCAGGGAGTCAATCATGTAGCTCTTGGTGCTGTAGGTATTCCTAAAACATATCGAAATGAAGAAAGAATTATTTCTTTGCATAACATTTTGACTGGGGATAAATACTCAGCTCATCAACCTGAAATGATGAGGGAACGTAATCTTATTATGAAAAATCACAAGTGGCAACCGGTAAAAAAATATCAGGTAGACTTATCTACAATGACCGATGGACAAAAAGAAAAAATTAAAGACGATACCACATGGGCCATGACAATACGCTCATTTACTAGAGATGCTACTATGTGTGAATTGCAAGAAGACGGTGTCATAAACTCTATAAGGACAACCATTATTATAACGATTAGAGACCCAAAGCATAAAGGTGTAGTATATAATGAGGGTATTCGATTATTGAATATTCATAATTTTGAACATTCAAATATTATTATTAGGAATGATATTCATCTGTCAGAAGGTGTATAGACTTCAATGACATAACAGGTTTACTTATTGATTTATATGAAGGAGTATCAAATTTGAAAGATTAATTTGATGCTCCTTATTTACTAACATATATAGCAAAAATGCTAATCGCATGACCAATTAATCTGAAATAGCAAAATTCATCTGATTCTCAACAGCGGGAATAGCCATCCAAGGTTATTCCCGTTTTTTATTCCCTCAACTGAACAGTGGTTCTATCATCGTCCATTCGCAGATATTCCAGATTCTTCCATGCAAAGATAGCTTTTTGCCTTGTCGCAGACAAGGCAGCCCTTGCGGGTTGGCTGCAAAAAATCATCCTCACTTCGTTCCGGTATTTTTTCCGCCAAGCCTTGCTTTGGACAAGGCAAAAAACTGGAGGGGCATGTAAGAAACAGGAATACCGCGCTCCAAGGAGCCGGTCATGTCAAATTTAAATCCATTAAGAATCATGAAAAGAAACCAACCTTGGAAAGGATTTCCGAAGTGCGAATCGGAAAGCGGATGTGCCTATTCCGGAAGAAATATGCAGGCAAAACGTTCAAATCTGCCGGTTGAAGATAATCCAGTCATTAACCTCATAATCCTTTAGCTTATGTTGTACTATCAGTTCAGGAACTACGATGAGTTCAAGGAAATTTTCGCAGTGGAAAAAAGGAACAATGGTGCGAAGGTCAGAAAAAACAAGATCCTGCTCAGCCATCTGAAGAATGCAGACTTGTTGAGATATTGCCGCAAGAGAAATGATTTCACCTTGCTTAACATTAAGGATATGGCCCAACTTCAGCAGGTGGCCATTGATGCAGTATGCAGTTCCGGCAAACAGGATGATTCGCTTCCCCACAGAGTGGAACTGATTGGAAGGACTTACTGGTCTACACAATACCGCACGGATGAAGCCAAAGGTATCTGTGAAGACGGAGACCATGGTTCCATCCGCTATGTCAATATGGAACGCAGCAGGGTGTTCAAAATGAAATCGGCAAAATTTCTGAGAGCCGTCATGCTGGAAACCATCGTAGGAAAAATCCTTTCCTCCAGTGTTGTGAACTGGCTGTGTGGTGATGTGTTTGCCAAACAGTGGTACACATTTACGCTGGGCTGTACGTCGGGTATGGAACTGCATGTGGACAACAATTTCGAAGCCATCTATGAAAGTTTCTGGTGCAAAGGATACTTCAATTCCTGTATGACGGATATGGACAGGCATTCATTCTACTTGGATTCGGTAAAAGCAAAAGCTGCTTACCTCAAGGACGAGGAAGGAAAAATTGTAGCAAGGGCTATCCTGTTCACCGAAGTGACCGATCAGGACAACAGACGGTGGAGGCTGTTGGAACGCCAATATACTACCGGAGAGGACGCGATGCTGAAATATATGCTTGTCAATAAACTAATCCAAGAAGGCTACATTGACGGATACAAAATTGTGGGGGCATCCTGCCACGAGGCGAACGCATTTGTCGGCATTGACGGGAGTTCGCTTTTTGACCGCAAGTTTGAGATAGACTGCGACCTAGCCATGGACGACACTCTTTCCTATCAGGACTCCTTCAAATGGTACGATTACGAGGAAAGAAAGGCCTACAACTACAAGCATTCGGCAGATGATTATCTGCTGGATACGACCGACCGTAATCTGAATGGTGATGATGACGAAAGCGAGGAGGCATGGGATGAATATAACCAGCGCTATTGTACAGAAACGCAGGTCTGCTACATGGAGGGACGGGAAATCGAAGTAGATGTGGACGATTTGGAGGATTTCCGCTATATATCCTCTTGCGGTGAATATCATCATCATGACGATACAGTTTTCTGTGATTGGTGCGAAAGCTACTGTCTGACAAGCGACTCCGTCTACTCGGAGATTACTGAAGAATATTATTGCTGTGAGCAATGCCGGGAGGATGCTGAAAACTGTCACAAGGAGAACTATTGGCATTATTCCGAATATGACAAGGACTGGTTTGAAGATGCGGATGAACTGACTGAAATCCAGATATGGAATCAGCAGGAAAAGGCTTACAAGTCACAAACCATCCATTTAAATACCATAGAAACCTTGTTGGAGGACGGTTTGATAGTCTGTTTTGACGAAGAATATTATGACTCGCTGGATTCAAGAACCGGTCTTCCATTTAATTTCTCCGATAATAATATAAACATTTATGAAGAAGAACATGAATACGCAGCTGTTGAAGAAGCTATATAACATATACAGTCCGAGTGGAAAGGAACAGGAAATGATCCGCTTCATCTGTTCCTATATCAACGGGCTTCACGGAAACATCAGTCTGCAAAAGGACAGTTTCGGCAACTTGTATGTAACCAAAGGCAATTCCGAGTCCTATCCTTGTTTAGTGAGCCATTTGGACCAAATATCCCATTGTAGGCATTCAAAGGATTTCAGAGTCATTGAAGCTGAAGGCATCCTTTTCGGCTACTCTCCATCAAAGCGGAGGTACGAGAATTTAGGAGCTGATGACAAAAACGGCATATTCATCTGCCTGGAATGCCTGCAGAAATACGATGTCATCAAAGTCGTGTTCTTCCGCGAAGAAGAAACCGGATGCAAAGGCAGTGCTCAAGCATACATGCCGTTTTTTGATGATGTGCGGTTTGTCATACAGCCTGACCGAAAAGGACATTCCGACCTGATTACAGCCATCAGCTTCACAGAACTGTGCTCCGAAAAGTTCATCAGGGAGGCTGCTCCCGAAAAATGGGGCTATGCGGAGAAAAATGGGCTGATGACAGATGTTCTCACGCTGAAGGAGAACGGACTGGAAGTGAGCTGTGTAAATGTTAGTTGTGGTTATTATAATCCCCATACGGATGAGGAAATCACCGTCAAGAAAGACTTGCAGAAATGCTTGGACTTCATTGAACATCTCATTGAGGACTGTACAGCCGTCTATACCCACCAGGGGACGGATGAATTCTATGATTCCCTCTTCGAGTGCGAAGAAGAGATTCACGATATCCTACACCGGAACCCGTCGCTGTCGCTGGAAGACCTCCGCAATTTGTATTCCTCTTACTTTCCGCACCTGTCAACAGAGGACTGGATCCGGATTTATGAGGATTACCACATGATATGGGACGATGTTCAGGATGACATATCCGACTATGAATACTTGACCTGCAATAAGAAGGAACTATGATTGGCAAAAAGGATATACAACCAATCTGAAGACCTATTGTTCGGAATGTTTTTTTCATTCATACAAATTATAATCTATATGGTATAGAAAATTCTTATCAATTATCTGATTATAATTATATGTAAACAAAAGAATATCAGTAACTTTGAATGCTTTTTCAAACTAAAAGAATAGCTGTAATAAAATATAGTCGACCTTGGCAATAAATAATCTGATAATTGCATCGGTGGTATTAAATTTATTGTCAAGGCTATTCGTTATAAGCATTCCGAAGCAATTACTTGACATCATTCCGTAATACATTATAAGACTTTATGGAACAGACCATCATACCACTAACAACACTTTTCTTTGAACTTATTCAGATATCATTGGGAAATAGAAAGGAATTTTCCTGCATTCCTAGTGCAAAAGACTGGTTTGGCATTTATGAATTAGCTCACCGGCAAGCATTGACAGGCGTTCTATTTACCGGTATTACATTACTGCCCCAAAACCAGAAACCCCCACAAAAGCTGCTTTTGAAATGGTATGCCATATCTGAACAGATACGTATTCTCAATAAGCGCATCAATAAGGAATGTATTATCGTTGGCAATCATTTAAAAGAAAAAGGATTTGATTATACCATACTCAAAGGACAAAGCATGGCCGCACTTTATACCTTTCCGCTACTGCGTATGCCGGGAGATATTGACGTTTGGCTGCATCCTGCTAAAATTTCAGAATGCTCACTTTCATTGATTAGGAAATCTGTATTGGAATTGGCTGGTGATAAAGGAAAACTAGAAGGGGTAACGTATTGTCATGTGCACTACCCGCTAATCAAGGATACAGAGGTGGAGCTTCATTTTACCCCTTCTTGGATGAACGGATTTGCTGACAACAAAAGGTTGCAGAAATTTTTCATGGAACAGGTTCCTGTTCAATTCTCCAACGAAATAGAACTGCCGGATATTTCTGAAAACATAAACTCACCGACCATTGAATTCAATCGATTCTATATTTTGTTACATATCTATCGCCACCTTTTTGGCGAAGGCATCGGACTCAGACAACTCATGGACTATTACCATGTCCTGCATCATCAGGCTTCTGAAGACAGCATAAAGAGAACATTGGATATTCTTCAACAAATGGGCATGACACGTTTTGCTTCTGCCGTCATGTTCGTCATGCAGAAAGTTTTCGGTTTGAAGGATAATTATCTGATTCTTCCTCCGGATATAAAAGAAGGGCGTTTTTTATTGTCAGAAATAATGCGTTCCGGTAATTTCGGCAAATTCGACAAACGCATCCGGCGTTCTTCACGGATGAAATATGCCTCCGTTCGTTTTGCTTTCTCACTCAAAAGAAATTGTACATTCTTCAAGCATTATCCGCACGAAGTCCTTACAGATGCTCCATTCCGAATCTGGCTGTACTTCTGGAGAAAATGGCACGGTTGGATTTGATTCTAAGCAAACTGTTACTTTCAATAAAAGGACAACCTCTGTTTAAAAAATCATTTTGTCATTCCATGAAACAAATACAACTCTACGACTATCAAACTGAAATGAAACAAAGGATTGAATCGGTTTTTAAATTGCATCGATCCGCAATGGTACAGATGCCGACAGGTACGGGTAAAACGTATCTGTTGGCCGCATATGTGTACGACTGGGTGAAAAGGAATGAGAGTATAGTCTGGATTGTGGCACATAGACGTGAACTTATACAACAGATTAAAGATTCCGTTGAACAGATAATGGAATCTATGGATGAACATATTTCAGAAAATCTATCTGACAAAGTAAAGGTTATGTCTATTCAATGGTTGTCTCAAAATAACTCTGCTGTAAAAGAGTCTCCCGGTTTGATCGTAATTGACGAGGCTCATCATGCTGTTGCGAAGACATATACGACAGTCATTCGAGACTATCCAAAAGCTAAAATATTAGGTGTTACAGCGACACCTTGCCGTTTGACGAAACATGGATTTACAGATATATTCGACATACTGCTGCAATCGTGGACAACTAATAGATTCATAGCTGAAGGACGTTTGTCTTTATACGACTATATGTCTGTAAAAATAGACAGTGAGGAACAAAAAACCATTTGCAGTTTAAAAAAGCGCGGATCGGACGGTGATTTTTCAATCCGCGAAATGAGTGAGAAACTGGATGTCCGGCCAAGTCTTCAAAGACTTTGCAATACGGTGTTAAAGTATGCTGCAAATAAGAAAGGTATTGTCTATGCTATAGACATTGACCATGCAGAACATATCGCTGAATTTTACAGTCAGCATGGTATTAAATCCATCGTTATAAGTTCTAAAACTCCGGATGCTGAACGAAAGCAGCTTTTGAAAAGATTCAAGGATACTGATTCCTGTGCTTCTGGAAACATAAAGGGCTTCGATGATATACAGGTACTTGTCAATGTAGATTTGTTCAGTGAAGGCTTTGACTGTCCGGATGTTGAATTTATTCAGCTGGCAAGACCTACACTCTCGCTTGCCAAGTATCTTCAACAAGTAGGTCGTGGCATGCGTGTCTTCGAAGGTAAAAAGTATTGTCTTATATTGGATAATGTAGGATTGTTCCACATCTTTGGTTTGCCATCAGATGACCGTGATTGGCAGGCAATGTTTGAAGGAAAAATTTCCGGCAAAGGTAACTTAAAACAAGCAGAAGAAGATTTTTTGGAAATGCCATCTTTGAATGCTTCCTTACAGCAGGATTTCTCTCCTGATGAACGTACAGAAATGGTATCTGTAATGACTCATGATGGGCAACGTCATGATTTGGATGCAGCCCATGGTTATAAATTGATAATGGGAGCAGATGGTTCTGTGGGTGTGTCTGATAAAGGTGGCAAGGAAATATTACCTTGTATATATCGCAAGATAGAACTGAAATTGCATGGAATCGCTAAATTGTATTCCAGGAGAAAAATAGACCGTGAACGTCCGTGGATAGACTTAAGGAATGGTATACGCTTTGTTTTGCAGCCAAAACTGCTAAAATTTGAATTCTTGCAATTTAGCACTGCCGATGGTGTAAATCTGTATCCAAGAGTACAGACCAGGGTGATGGATGAGAATAGCTTTGTTACAGAAGCAGCCTTGGTTCATGGTATTAGTGACGGCCTCCGGTTTCGGAATTTTTATATTTCCAATAACGAGATGCCCAAGTTATTTGTTTTCAAAGAGAAAATGGATAATATTTCCCTGTTTGAAGATGAAAGTGGGAAACTCTTTTTCAAACAGAGATGGAAGGCGGAACTGCATCCTATTTTGTTGGAAGAATGGATAAATGAAAAAAAACGCTGGACAGATATGGTTGAGGATTTCGAACACCGGGTAAAAGAATGCCAGAAAACAAGATTATTCCGTTACCCTTTGCCGGTGGAACTTGATTGTGGCTGTAACTTGTCTGATTATGAAGAACCATTGGATATTCGTATTACTCGAAAAGACAAGAAAGTCTATAATACATTCTGTCGTGACATTCGGTTAGGACGATGGAAATCAACCGGATCCTACACAGAGATATTTCGTCAGGCATATGGTATTCGTGTAGTACGGAATTGGGAGGGTAAATATCTTTTGCGTACCCGTTTCTTTGAAAAACTGAGCCGGCAGGAAGATCCTAAATATGATTATGCAGAATTGCTCGATGATGCCTACTTACATCTCATAGAAGATGGTAAGGAATATTATGTAGATCTTGGAAGCAAAGTCTGTTTTAATCAAATACCGGAATTGATACAGATTGGATTTGTAAAATTTCAGAAAGACAACGATATGTATTTCCCTTTAGACTACCGACTAAGTAGATGTATTCCATACAGGCGCGGAGAAATTGTCGGTGGAAATGACATTTGCTTTATTGGAAAGCATATTGTTCTGTTGAAAAACCACCAATTTGCATATTATATCAGACAAAGGTATAGTGACGACAAACGATTTATCATCTGTAAGAACAAAGATGCCTTCATCGGTGAAACTCAGTACGAGTTGTTCTATGATAACAAAACTCCTTATGAGATAAGACAGATGAAACATTAACCCTACAAAAAAAGAGAAGGTATCACGTGCTTTTTCTACCTCATTGGACTTTATGAGTAGTGCGGTTCTATTCTTTATTTATCTGCTTCTTAATGATGTGACTGTAAGGCGTAAAGAAAGAAACATTAGAGGAAAATCAATGCTGGATGGTATAATTGTCATGGTTATCATTGCATTATTTTTCATTGTTCCGTCTCTATATTCATTGACTTTATCCGGTGAATGTTATTACATCATCCAATTTTGGATAGCCTTATTATTAGGATTTGTCTCTACCATTACTTTTACATTGCTTCTTGGCAAGTTAAACAGCCTATATCTACAATTGCCGGATATATTGCTGTATGGATTATACATCTATGCCATTGCACAGACACTGATACCTTTGTCACTATTGTGTAGATTTCCACAGGAAATGAGTATAATCAAGAGTGAAAATATCGGTATTTCACAAATCCTATACGAGAGTTTTCAAACAATATCCTTAATAGGTAAGATGTTGCTGATGTTGTCCATTTTATGGATTACAGACAAGAAACGGCTTGTCTTTTATATGATCCACCGGAGTCTGTCATTGACAAGCACGCCATCAGCGCTCAAAACATATAACCGCTATTTTCTTGATTAGTCTTATTCATATATCTGCCATCACCTACCAATGGATTAAGCCCGATATGAATTCCTCAATAGAGGTTATCATATCGGACTTAATTTTATTTCCTAATAGAAATACCATTCATAAAATGCTTTAAAACATATATATCAAATGGCTCTAAATTGGGTATTTTATTAACGATATTTTCGTATCCCATATCATTTAATTTTTTTATTACAACAGAAATTTCTTCCGAATCATTTTCCAGATTGACAATATGTGCTTTATGCATTTTTTTACTAATCATTCTTGGCAAGCCATACTCTTCTAATTGAAAAACTAATTTAGGTAGAAAAGCATTTGAAATTTTATGTGCAAAAGATGCAATACTTACCTGATTGGAATATATCTCTTGGCGTATTATATCTATTACTGCAATAGCAGATGACAGATTAAATGTCATATACCTTTCATATGTAAACATATCCTCGTATGTTATGCCATATCTCTTTACCTGATTATATATATCCTTCACTGAAGTTCTCCAACTTTCGGAAGATTTACACACATAAATACATAGCTGCTTATACCTGTTAAAATCGAGAACCCTTAATATATCCAATAAGGCATCACGCCAATCAAATGGAGAATTTGTTATTAAAAGGCTGTAATTTTTGGGCCATTCTGGATTCATCTTAATTTTTTCTACTATAGCTGTCAACAATGAAGGACGGCAAGTTTTAATAAGTGGCATATTCTTTATTTTGCTCCAGACAGCACTTCCCAATAATTCTTCCATTTCATCATTATAAGCTTTAATTTTTGCATATTGTTCATTTTCCAATGCTATGCCAGGATTGCATCCATCTAATTTTTTGATTACATCATCTGTAAACTGTAGTTGCAAATTTGTTTCTTTTCGTGCAGGAGGTTCTTCAAGTATATATACGTGTCCAACAAAATACCGGAACATGCGACCGGCACGTCCTATTATATTTCGATAAGTGAAATAGTCAATTTTATTAGTTCCATTTTTATTTGACCATAATATTACGTTCTTGGCTTGGGTGTTGACTCCTTCAATAATAGATGAAGTTGAAATCAGGTAATCTAAACCATTAGGTTCTTCAAACAATTTGACTTGAATCTGCCCAAGTGATCGGTGAAGATGTCCATTATGTATACCAACTCCACGTTTTGTTAAATTTATCAAAGAATACTCGCTGCCATAGTTGCTTTTCAGCCAATCAACAAAATCAATCAGTAAACCGGATTGTTTCGGAGAAACTTCATTTATGAAAAAATCAGAAACATCGTTAATCCCATTATATGATCCAGCATAAATGAGAGTTTTACCAATTTGCTTCCTCTTAACTAACCTACGAAGCATTCGCTTTTTAAATTCAACTTTCTTTTCTTGCTTTGACTTTTGTTCATATGACCTTTCTGCGAAAGTTACTACAGTTTTAAAATCGATTGGAAGGAACTGCATTCCCTCTGTAAATACATTTGTTGCGAGGGAGTGAATATTGGGTGCTAGGAAATAGCGCTGTTTAGCTTTCTTTCCTAATTCGATAATAGAACTAAGCAATACAGAGCTTCTTTCATCATCAAAGTCGCTGCTCGCTTTGTAAAATTCATCAACAATCAGTATGTCTATTGTGTCTATTTTGTCGATATAGGCAAAAGCTCTTTCCTGTGGAAAAACGAAAATATTTTTTTCTGAGATTACAGCATCAGTTGTTGTAATAATTTTATAGTTATTAGAGAATTTACTATACAAACGCCTTCTAGTTTCATCGGCTAAAGCAATAGTCGGAACTATAATGACAATATTTTGGGGCTGTTTAATAGCAATAAAAGCATCAATGATGAAACTCTTACCAAAACTGGTAGGAGCACTGACTGCTAAACTATTTCCCTTCAGAAGCTTTTTCAGCACTTGTGATTGTGCTGTATGCAGTACACATTTTTCTTTTTCACCAATATCGGTTTTAAAAGCTTCATAGGCAAATCGGTCTTCCCAAATGGCATTTTTAATATCTATATATGGCAAAAGACCGACTTTCCTTATTAGGTGATTAAGAAGCTCGCCATAAGGATTTACAATGTTTGGATTACTGTCTAATTCATCCAATAATTTGATTACTTCGGATCTTGCATTACTTACTCTGTCTTCATTCAGTAATTTATTGATAACTGAACATCTGGCAAATATATCAATCATTGGAGTCTTCTTTTAATTGTTGAATACGGGTAATGAAATCAGCTACTATTCTTTCTTTTTGTGGGACAGGGAGTAATATCAAATGAAAGTTTATTTCTTTGTATTTGGGTATATCACCTAATTCATTGATTTGTTTTTTAAAATATTCATGTGCTTTATCCTTATGAAAAGATATAATCTTATTTTTATACTCTTCGTTCATTTCTGTCGTGGTAGAAGTTATGTTGCATTCATGCAATAGCAAGATGGGTATATGAAGAATCGGTTTAATAGTATCAATTGATGTATCACCGCTCAAGATCCTCTTTACATTATTGAGAACGTCTTGATTATCAATCTGATTATCTAAATCTTGTAAGCTTGTTATTATACTTATTTCTTTTCTTAAAATATCGGTTTTCAACATTTGGTGAACAGATTCTATAGGATCTTTTAATCTTTTGTTTTCAAGAGAATTGTAGAATTTAGCCTCCCCAAGCCATAGCTGAAACTCCCCTGTGTCATCCAATAGAATATGGACAGAATCAGCTCCTTTGGCATTATCATTGTCATTTTGCTTATAAAAAATCTTCGGTGTTGCTGAAAGTGCCTTGAAATGATGTTTCATAATTCCATACAAGACAATTTCCGCTATTTCGCTACCTTTTCCTTTTTTATCATCGACAAGACGTATGTGCTTGGCTGACTCAACGAGATGGCTGTAATCTCCAATTATATCTTTGCGTTCTTTGGCAGAAAGTGCCGTTTGGGCGATATTATCAAATACAAATCTCTTGAATTTTGAGTATCGCCATTTTCCATCCTCGAAATCATTGACGATAGATAACAAGCTGCTATTGTCATCAGGATTGATTTTATCCTTCATTTTATTAAAATCAGCAAAACTGCAATCTATCAATATATCGAAATTCCATTTGGTCGTTTCCATTTTTAGAGCCGTAAGAGGATTTATTTATATAAGATGTTTATAATTAAATACATATGAACGTATTCTATTGCAAAGATAGTACTAAATTTAATATGGATATAATTTATACTCTATCTTTTGAATTATAGAAAAATATTATCTGTATAAAAACTACACATTCAGTATACTATAGTATATTAATGAAATATTACAATTGTTGATTCATCCTATTTTTTGAATAAAATTCATTCAAAAAACTCATTGATATAATATATTTTGTACTTTTGCTATTGCTTAAAATCTCTCTAATATATAAGTATTTAGATTATTAAATTGTCAATTCTATACAAGATAGACTTTTGTATTGCATTGATTCAATGGTAGTCTATAGTTTGATTCCTACTATTAATTGAGAGTACATAGTTGTAGGTGCTTTTCTCGAATCTCATTTCTGAAACCATTTATTCTTGATGTATGCTTTCATGAATGCTTAGCATTCAGACATTCTGTTCGGCTGTATTTTTACGCAGAGTAAAAAATGCCAGTAGGTAAAACAAAATTCATTCTCCTAAAAAATGAATGAGGTATCGATGAGTGCTACCCAATCGCAATCTTACAAATTAAATAAAACCCCAAACTATCAAGATGACTACGTATCTCTTTTATTGAAAATTATAGTAGAATGTGTGATATTCATGTGTTTCAGGGGATTAAAGCCATGGATATTAAAATTTAATCCATAAATTTGTAATTAATTAAAGAATGCTGTGCAATGATGTATACATATCAATTAGGGCGTTTATTATTTCAGACTTGAGAAACAGCCTTCACCGGATTCTAATCGTAAAATCCGGGAAGAAAACTATTATACAGCAAGTCGCTGTTTTTAGGGTTAATTTTCCATTTATTGGCGATATACAGGGTATGCCTCCAACCACTGTATATCGCCTTTATATGTTTTGTATCTTTAGTTTAAAACCATGCCTGGGATAAAGAAAGTTGACATCTTGATTCTTTACGCCAAAGATAATCTTATAGAGTTCTATATTTTAACTACTATTATCAACAAGGAATATGAAACAAAAGAAAATACTATTACAGCATAAAGTCCTTGCAGGCTATATCATCCTATCGGTTGTTATAACGGGAATGGTTTCTGTATTATTTCATGAGCGCAACCGAGTAGCAAAAATAGAATCTGAGACCCTTGCCATACGTCAGGTGCGCAATGATGCAAATTCCATATTGTACCATATTTCCATTCTTGCATCTTATGGAGAGACAGTATTATCATGGTCGGAAAATGATTTTTTGAAATACCGTAAGGTCCGACTATATATTGATTCTTTATTGCAAAAGATGCCTGATGAAGAATTTGTCAGCAAAGAACAAACCGACAAACTCCGCAACTTACTAACAAGCAAAGAAAAACACCTTAGCCAGATCATGCAGCTGTTTCGGAAAAGGAATGAAGCTGACAGCCTTTTGCTTCAACACTTACCTATGGCTATACACCAGGCCACATTGCATCGTACGGTTACACGTAAGAAAAAAGGAATTCCAGGTTTGTTTGGGGCAAAGGAGACTGTAATCTTGCCTCCGGAAACAAGCACACTCCAATCACTGAATGAAGCGTATCTTTCCATGCAAGCAGAAAGGCAGAAGGACATAGACAATTATGCAAACAACCTGCGCGACTATAACAAAGAGTTGAACCAAGAGCTACGCACCTTGATTGCTACGATGGAAGGGCAATTCCAGAATGTCCTTACAACTAAGGAACAATATCTTAAGAATTCGCATGACCGTTCCACTCTCGTCATCACCAGTCTTGTCCTTTCCGCGGTTCTTCTGTTGGCTGTATCATACCTGATTATTTTAAGGGATATACGTATAAGGGAAAAAGGGCGGAAACACTTGGAAGAACTAGTTTCGCAAAACTCTGTACTCTTGGACATGCAAAAGAATATCATCCTCAGCATTTCTCACGATATTCGAACCCCCTTGAATATTATTACCGGCAACACCGAACTGGCAATGAACACACGGGAAAAGAAACAGCGAAATATCTACCTGAAAAATATTGGAGATGTATGCCTTCATGTAGTACATCTTCTCAACAACTTGCTAGATGTATATCAATTGAATGAAGCAGAAGAAAAACGTCAAGATGTCCCGTTCAACCTTCATGAAATGTTAGAGCGCACTGCTGCGGGATTCTCGCATATGGCCAATAACAAGGGCATACGGTTTGTCTGCGATTTCAAAAACACGGATGTCAGACTTTATGGTGATGAGGTACGCATAGAGCAGATTATTGACAATTTACTTGCTAATGCCGTAAAGTTCACTGAATCAGGCACGATTAGCTTTCGCGTTTGTTACCATGGCAGGAAACTATCACTGGAAATTGAAGATACCGGCAGTGGTATGACCGAAGAGACACTTTCACGCATTTTCCGTCCGTTTGAGCGTAAGGCATCAGCTGCCAATGCCGACGGACATGGCTTGGGGTTATCTATCACACAAGGGCTAGTAAAGTTGCTTGACGGAAGCATTGAAGTAACCAGCTCCATCGAGCAGGGAAGCATGTTCCGTGTAACTCTTCCGTTACGGCAAACAGACGAACCGGTGAATAGCAAGAATTCGATGCAACCTCATTTTGAACACCTGCCTCATCGTGTTCTGCTTATTGATGATAATATCATGCTGAGAGATGTAGTCAAGAAAATGCTGGAAAGAAAAGGTATAGTATGTACGGCATGCCCTTCCGTCAAAGAGTTGGTTAAGGCTATGCGTAACATAGATTATGACTTGTTATTGTCCGATATACAAATGCCAGAAACCAACGGGTTTGATTTGCTTGCTCTGTTGCGCAACTCAACTATTGGTAATTCGCGAACAATACCTGTAGTTGCCATGACCGCACGCGGTGACTACGAGAAGAAGGATTATTTAGAAGCCGGATTTGCTGACTGTATTTACAAACCGTTTTCTCTTCCGGATCTGTTACATCTACTTTCAACTCTTAAAGAGTGCTGGGATGATAAAAAATATAAGGTGGATTTCAGTACGATGTTAGCAGATGTTGAAGACAAGACAAAACTGCTAGAGTCCTTTATTGAACAGTCAAAACGGGATGCGGATGAACTCGCTTCAGCCATGAATGATTGTGATCGAAAAAGATTGCGTAAGATTGTTCATCGTATGCAGCCAATGTGGGAGCTGTTGAAATTGGATGAGACCTTGTTTACTTATCGGCTTCTACTGAAAGACTTTGTTACTGATGATAATGCTATACGAGAACAAACACAACAAATTCTGAAGTGTAACACTATGCTGATAGAAGAAGCGAATAACGAAATAAAAAGATTGAACAATGAAAAGGAGAATATTAATTGTTGAGGACAATGTAGGCTTGTCGCAGATGCAGAAGGACTGGTTTGCACAGGCAGGTTATGATGCGGTAACGGCCATAAGCGAACCGATAGCACGCTCGTTGATACGTAAAACCACATTCGACATGATACTTTCAGATGTACGTCTGCCAGAAGGGAACGGTATCTCTTTATTGGAATGGATCCGTAGGGAAAAGAAAGATATTCCATTTATAATTACGACTGAATATGTATCGGTTCCGGATGTGGTACGTACTATTAAATTGGGTGCAATAGACTACTTGCCCAAGCCTGTTCATAGAGAACATTTACTGGAATTGGCAGAGGATGTGTTTAAGCCTATGGTTACAGTACGAAAAAAGGAAAAGGTAATGTTTCATCGGACAAGTCCTCTAATATTGCAAGTACAAAAAAATGTCCGGTTGGTTGCCTCTTCAGAAATGGCTGTAATGATACTTGGAGCCAACGGAACAGGCAAAGAATCAGTGGCACAGAGTATCCATCAAGGCAGTGAACGCTGGAATAAACCTTTCGTGGCGGTGAATTGTGGGGCGTTGCCCCGTGAACTGGCAGCCTCTCTTCTTTTCGGACATGAAAAAGGAGCATTTACCGGTGCAGATACCGCCAAGGCTGGTTATTTCGATATGGCGAAAGGCGGAACATTATTTCTGGATGAAATCGGAACAATGTCTTATGAAATTCAAACCATGCTTCTCCGTGTGTTGCAAGAAAGTACCTATACACCAATCGGCAGCAGTAAGGAACGAGTAGCGGATGTGCGGATAGTCTCTGCCACAAACGAGGATTTGCTGCAGGCTATCAAGGAGGGGCGGTTCAGGGAAGACCTCTATCACCGTTTGAACGAATTTGAAATTCAACAGCCATCGTTGGCTGAATGCCCGGAGGATATCCTTCCCTTGGCTGAGTTTTTCCGTGAACGCTATTCAAGGGAGCTGAAACGGGAAACAAGCGGTTTTTCCGATGATGCCAGACGCAGAATGCTTGCCTATCCATGGCCGGGTAATGTGCGTGAACTGCAAAATCGGGTAAAACGTTCCGTGCTTGTTTCCGAATCACCGTTATTAGAAATGGAAGGATTAAACACAGAAATCCACCAGCATAATAATGAGACAATTTCCTTAACTGCTATCCGCCCGCTGAAAGACGAAACGCAGGAGAAAATGAACATCATCAATGCTCTTAAAGCTTGCAACGGACACCGGGAACAGGCAGCTGCTATGCTCAAAATCAATCCGGCAACACTGTACAGAAAGATGAAAAAATACGGGCTAAAATAAAATGCTATGACAAGTATTCAATAATTTCTATAGAAAAAGTATGTTTGCATATCATCTGTAGATTAAAAATCTCACTTCTTCCAACAATGGTATTTGCCGTCTGATTTACCGTAATCCTTGCAGGATGTAACTTGCATTTTGCGAGATTTCTTGCATTCTGCAAGGTCTTATTTCCATCATTTCTTTTCTCTAAAGATTTTTATTTCGCTGTATTTCAATAGAATATCGATGCCATTCCATGAAACATAGTGCCATTGGCATTCCGTTAGCCCTATATCATGATATAACCTGTTGCGCAACAAGGTGTAATCAACCGATTATTTACACTCAAAGACAGACCGTATTATGATACAGATAGAACGTGAAACCTTCCAGATGATGCTTCATCAGATCATGGAACGGTTCGACAAGATTGAAGACAGACTGAACCGCATGAACCGCCAGACTTCCGCCCTTGACGGCGACAAGCTGCTGGACAATCAGGACATGTGCGAGCTACTCGGCATAACCAAGCGCACCCTCGCACGATACCGCCAGAAGAAACTCGTGGCGTATTACATGATTGACGGGCGTACCTATTACAAGTCTTCTGAGGTAGAGGCATTCCTCAACCAGAAGGGGAAACGTATGCCGGCGAGACTGAAAAACCAAATGGAATAATAAAACAGAAAAGAATATGGAACTTGTATGTATTGACAAACAGACTTTTGAAGAGCTACGTGTCCGCTTCTGCAAATTTGAAGAACGGATGACACACATTTGCCGACCGGCAGAGGACCTCGGCCTGAAAAACTGGCTGGACAACCAGGAAGTGTGCGATGTGCTCCGCATCAATAAAAAGACTCTTCAGGCATATCGGGCCAAAGGGATACTTCCCTTCAGCCGTATAAAGAACAAGCTCTTCTACAAGCCGGAAGATATACAGAGATTGTTGGATTTGAGTTATCACCCTTTAATAAAGAGCAGATTATGAGCTATCATTTTATAGACAGGAAAGACCCGCACATTGATGTGATGTTTCAGGGATTGGAGAGATTGGAGAAGATGCTTTCGGTATTGGAGGAAATCCCGAGAACGCTCTTCAACGGTGAACGCTTCCTTACGGATGAGGAACTTTCCAATGTCCTGCGGGTAAGCAGACGCACATTGCAGGAATACCGTACATTCGGTGTAATCCCTTACTACCTGGTACAGGGAAAGGCTCTCTATAAAGAGTCCGACATTATGAAAATACTGGACGATGCCTATAAGCGGTGCCGGGAAGAACAACGCTGGGTATAGCTGGCATCATTAAAGTCAAAACGGAGAAACGACCAGTCGGGTTGCGGTTGTTTCTCCGTTCTCCTTTTCATACGGCTTGCGATTTCCGTTTTTTCTTTGTCGTGAAATCCTCTTCACATAATTCTATGCTGTTACCGAAGCCGGTGGCTCTCAAGCGTTTCATGTCCTCGTCCACTTTTGTATCCGTAACCTGCGCGTAAATTTGCGTGGTGGAAATGGAGGTATGTCCCATCATACGGCTTACCGTCTCTATCGGGACACCCAACGAGAGAGTGATGTGGGTTCCGTAATTATGCCGGGCTTGGTGGAAGGTCAAATCAAATCCATAGACCTTTCCCAATTTTTTTGTCAGCATGATAAAATAACAGCGTCCATAAATGTTGAACACCTTGTCCCCGGTTCTCTGGCTACGGTACTTCTCTATGATTTGGAGAGGAATATCCAGCAGACGCACAGAGGAAAGCGTATCGGTCTTTTGGCGGTGGATATGAATCCACCAAGTGCCGTCGTCGGCCTGCGTAATATCATTTACTGACAACCTCTTCAAATCCGCATATGCCAGTCCGGTAAAAGTCGAAAATATGAACATATCCCTCACGAATTGTAATTGCGGCTTCTCTACGGGAGTAGTCATCAATGTCTTGAGGTCCTCCAACTTCATGTGGCGGCTTCTTCTTTTGGGGAGTTCGGGGTGCAGACGGCAGTATGGGTCCCGTCTCAAAGTACCCTGGCTGACAGCCCGCACCGTGAGTTTCTTCAAGCGGTACAGATGCTCATGCACGCTTTTGGGCTTCAGGTTGCGGTCGGTGCGCAGGAAAACTTCAAAATCGTCATAGAACACCCTGTCAAGACTTCGCAACGTGACATCTTCCATACCCTTCTTTTCCCGTACAAATGCGGAAAGATGTTTGTATGAACGCTGATAGGACTCGTATGTCTCCCGTATGCGGTCTATCCCGACACGTTTCTTGAATTCCTCATTATGCTCCCTGAAGAGAGCCAGCAGGGTAAGCGGTTTCTGTCCGATTCCTTTGACTGCATTCTTGACCAGTTCTGCCGTGATGAAACCCAGGCTGTTCTTTATCCGATCATAATGTCCGGCTATCTCGCTTTTCAGGTCATCTATGGCGCGGTTCACAGTAACGGCATTCTCGCTTCGTCCATCTGCACGCCCTTTCTCCGGATTCCAGATAGCCGGATTGACAGATACTTTGGTACCTATCTGAGCCCATTCGGCATCGATGCTCACCTTGCACAACAACTGGCACATCCCGTCCTTGCGTATTTTTGTACGGTTGATATAAAACAGCACGGCAAATGTGCTGCGGCGTTTGGTATTCTGTTTCTCAATATTCTGTTCCATATACTTTCCATTTAAGGGTTTATTAAATGACGACAGAAAAGCGTTCTGAAATTTTCCAGTTCAGTGCCTTTGTATCGGCATCTATCTTGTCATCGGTTACTTTCGCATAAATTTGGGTGGTTTCTATCTGGCTGTGTCCGAGCATTTTGCTGACTGTTTCAAGGGGTACACCATGGGAAAGTGTTATTTCCGTAGCGTATGTATGACGGGCGGCATGAAAGACCAACGGACGGTTTATGTGGCAGATTTGCGCAATCTCTTTCAAGTAATGGTTCAGTATGGAATTGCAGTACATCGGCAGCAACTTGTCATCGGGAGCAGTGTCGCTGTACTTCTTCAGAATCTGTAGCGGCAAATCAAGCAGCGGAATCTCAAATTCTATTTTGGTTTTCTGTCTGGTACTTTTTATCCACCATGTCCCATCTTCTGCTGAACATAGGTTGCTTTTGGTCAGCAGACACATATCTCTATATGAAATCCCGGTAAAACAGGAAAACAAAAATATATCACGGACATGATATAATGTCTGTCTGTGAAGCGGAGTGGTCATGATTCTGTGCAACTCTTCTGCCGTGAGGTATTTCTGTACGGCTTTAGGACGCACCGGCTCGTATCCCAAAAACGGACTGGCGGTAATGATACCGTCAGCGATGGCTTCGCCGACAATCGTTTTCAGTTGTACGGTCAGATTGATGATTGTTCCGGGGGCGAGATTGCGTTCTGTCCGAAGGTACAAATCATACTTGTCAATAAAGGAACGGTCCAGTGCTGAGAACGGAATATCGGAGAGTTTGTATTTTGTCTGCAAGAATCTTTCGATATGGTTGTAGGCATTCCGATAAGCACGCAAGCTTTTCATGGTACGGTTTACTCCCACACGCTTTTCAAAACAATTGATGAATCGTCTGAAGTAGCCCAAAAGAGTTTCCTGTCCGCTGGCCATTCCAAGCAGAATACTTTTTACCTCTTCTGCTGTCACACCGTCACGTACAGCCGACAGTTCTGAGTAGATACTTAAAGCCATCGCACGAATCTCGTCCAGACGGTTGTTTATTTCCTTTGCAGCCATACTCTTGCCTGACGCACGTCCGGAAGTCCAGCGCGACTGTGAAACTTTCATCTTCACACTGAATGCCGCTTCCGAGTATTTTCCGACACTTAATTTAGCCATTACAGGGCTGTTTCCGTCAACATCCGCCTCGCTCTTTTTCAGGTAGAACGATACCTTTACATTTGCTTGATTCATAACTAATTCCTTTGTTTGCAAAATTATTATATAGCGAGCAAATGAATGGCATGAAAAATATAGCGGAACGGAGAATAAGGCCCTTCGCCTAACAAACAAACCCTGTCTTTTTTTCTAATACGGAAAAATATGACTAAGTTTGCATGATAGACATAGCAAGAAACATCGTTCCATGCAGTGATAAACAGGATATGAAAAGTAGAAATGGAAGCTATTTCCAACCCTCTTTTTCAACCCGGAAAAGGCAACGGATAAGTAGCGATTTGTTTTCCGAACTCCCTCAAAAACGGTCAAAAACCACAAATGGAAGAATCTGGAACAAAACTACATATTCCTTTAGTTCTCAATCACTTTGTACTATTTCCTCAAAAGTTATCCGTATGTGGGCGAGTTTCCGTATCTTTGCACCCGAACTTTACCCGTTAGATTATTAGGAATATGTCCGATTACATACAAGAACTGAATGAGGGACAGCGTGCTGCGGTGCTCTACAACGACGGCCCGTCACTGGTGATAGCCGGTGCCGGTTCGGGAAAAACCCGTGTGCTGACCTACAAAATAGCTTATCTGATTAGAGAGAAAAAATATGATGCACGTAATATCCTTGCGTTGACTTTTACAAATAAGGCAGCAAAAGAAATTATAGAACGTGTAAATCGTGATATAGGTTATCCGTGGTCATATTATATCTGGATGGGGACTTTTCATTCAATTTTCTCTCGTATTCTCCGGCGTGAAGCGAATATTTTAGGTTTTACTCGTAACTATACAATTTATGATACTACGGATAGCAGGAGTTTGATACATTCTATTATTAAAGAGTTGGGATTGAATGATAAACAATATAACCCCAGTACTGTACTATCTCGTATATCCAATGCCAAAAATTATTTGAATACTCCAGTAGATTATGCTAAAAATAAAGAGGCTTATGAGAGTGATTGCCTTGCTAAAATGCCTGCTATTCGTGATATTTATGTTCGTTATTGGGAGCGCTGCAGGCAGGCTGATGCAATGGACTTTGATGATTTGCTTTTCTATACTTTTTTGTTATTTCATAACCATCCTGAAGTGTTGGCAAGGTATCAGGAGCTATTTCGTTATGTCCTTGTTGATGAGTATCAAGACACAAATTATGCGCAGCACTGCATATTGTGTCAATTAATGAAAGATAGAGAAAAACAACATATTTGTGTGGTGGGCGATGACGCGCAAAGCATCTACTCCTTCCGGGGAGCGGACATTGATAACATACTTAATTTCACAAAGGTATATCCGGATACGAAGGTCTTTAAGCTGGAACAGAACTACCGCTCCACCCAAACCATCGTTTCTGCCGCCAACAGCCTGATAGAGAAGAACCAGCGGCGAATTCGCAAGGAGGTCTTTTCGGAGAAGGATAAGGGAGAGCCCATCGGAGTGTATCAGGCATACAGCGATGTGGAGGAGGGCGATATTGTAATCAACAAGATAGCCGAACTGCGCCGGCAGGAGAATTACGCCTATTCCGATTTTGCCATACTCTATCGCACCAACGCGCAGAGCCGTGTCTTTGAGGAAGCCATGCGCAAGCGCAGCATGCCGTATCGCATTTACGGCGGGCTGTCTTTCTATCAGCGCAAGGAAATAAAAGATGTAATCGCCTACTTCCGTCTCACGGTCAATCCGAATGATGAAGAAGCCTTCAAGCGTATCATCAACTACCCGGCACGCGGGATAGGCGACACTACCGTAAATAAAATCACGGCTGCCGCCACCAGCCACAATGTAAGCCTGTGGACCGTGCTCTGCGAACCGCTGACCTACGGGGTGAACATCAATAAAGGAACGGCGGGCAAGTTGCAGGATTTTCGCTGTTTGATAGCCGGCTTTATCGAGAGCGTTGCCGAAAAGAACGCTTACGAGCTTGGTACGGAGATAATCCGTCAGTCGGGCATTATCGCTGATGTCTGCCAGGACAACTCGCCCGAGAACCTCAGCCGCAAGGAGAATATCGAAGAGCTTGCAAACGGTATGAGCGACTTTTGTGCACAACGGCTGGAAGAGGGGAATGCCAATACCACGCTGAGTGATTTCCTTTCGGAAGTGTCCCTGCTTACCGACCAGGATTCGGACAAGGACGGAGACGACGAAAAGATAACGTTGATGACCGTGCACTCCGCCAAGGGGCTGGAGTTTAAAAATGTCTTTGTGGTGGGCATGGAAGAAAACCTGTTTCCGAGCGGTATGGCGGGCGACTCTCCCAGGGCGTTGGAAGAGGAGCGCCGTTTGTTCTACGTAGCCATCACCCGTGCGGAAGACCATTGTTTCCTTACTTATGCCAAAAGCCGTTACCGTTACGGGAAGATGGAGTTTGGAAATCCCAGCCGCTTTTTGAAAGATATAGATGTGCGCTTCCTTAAGCTGCCGCAAGATGCCGGATTGGTGCGCAAGGTAGATGAGCATGCCGCATCTTTCCGCAGGGAGAACAGGGAGAACTTCGTTTCCGCCATGTATGGAAAACGTGATGGAGGAGCTCGTCCCCGGCAGGAAATCATTGCCCCGACCGTTCCCCGCAACTTAAAGCGGGTGACGCCTTCCATGGGAACAGCTTCTGCCGCTTCCCATTCGTCGGCAGGCGGGAACGCTGTGCTGCCGGGGCAGTTTATCGAACACGAACGTTTCGGCCTGGGCGAAGTGCTGAAAGTGGAAGGTGAGGGCGATAACGCAAAAGCTACCATTCACTTTAAAAATGCGGGCGACAAGCAACTTCTTCTGCGTTTTGCGCGTTTCAAAGTGATAGGATAGATCCGGTTTTTACTATAAAAGTTTATATAACAAGAAAAATGACAGACAAAGATTTCGACCTTTTCCCTTCTCCCTGTTATATCATGGAGGAAGAACTGTTGAGGAAGAACCTCACATTGATAAAGAGCGTTGCCGACCGGGCTGGTGTAGAGATTATCCTTGCTTTCAAGTCCTTTGCCATGTGGCGCTCGTTTCCCATATTCCGTGAGTATGTGGAGCATTCTACGGCAAGCTCCGTATACGAGGCACGCCTGGCGTTGGAGGAATTCGGCAGCAAGGCGCATACATACTCTCCGGCATATACGGAAGCCGACTTTCCGGAAATCATGCGATGCAGCAGTCACATCACATTCAATTCGCTGGCTCAGTTCCGGCGTTTTTATCCCATGATTCAGGCGGCCGGGCAGGATATATCCTGCGGCATACGCGTCAATCCGGAGTATTCGGAAGTGGAAACGGAACTGTATAACCCTTGTGCTCCCGGCACCCGTTTCGGTGTAATGGCTGAACAGCTTCCCGATGTGCTGCCGCAAGGCATCGACGGATTTCACTGCCACTGCCATTGCGAGTCGTCCTCGTACGAGCTGGAACGTACGCTGGAACATCTGGAGGCGAAGTTCTCCCGCTGGTTTCCGCAAATAAAGTGGCTGAATCTGGGTGGCGGGCATTTGATGACCCGTAAGGACTACGATGTGGAGCATCTGATTCGCCTGCTCCGCGGATTGAAAGAGCGTTATCCCCATTTGCGCATTATCCTGGAACCCGGTTCGGCATTTACCTGGCAGACGGGAGTGCTGGCTTCCGAAGTTGTGGACATTGTGGAAAACCGCGGCATCCGTACCGCAATCCTGAATGTCAGCTTCACCTGTCACATGCCCGATTGCCTGGAAATGCCCTACCAGCCTGCCGTCCGGGGTGCCGAAATGGGTGACGGCGGTGTGTACGTTTACCGGTTGGGCGGCAACTCCTGCCTGAGCGGCGATTATATGGGGTTGTGGAGCTTCGGCCACGAACTGCAAATCGGTGAGAGAATCATCTTTGAAGACATGATACATTACACCATGGTGAAGACGAATATGTTCAACGGAATCCATCATCCTGCCATTGCCATGTGGACAAAAGAGGGAAAAGCTGAGATATTCAGAGAATTTTCTTACGAAGATTATCGCGACCGAATGAGTTGA